CTGACTACCTATAAATTGATCTAAATTTTTCATCGCGGCCTCCAGACCTCATTTTTACCCGGGAAAATTTTTTGACGGCATATGTTTTGAAATAAATCCACGGATTAGGCCCTCTCTATTTTATCAAGTGACTCAACATATGAATCCTTTTTACATAATACTTCCATGATATACTCATCCTCAAATCTATGGTTAATAGAGGTAACAATATAATCACCAGATAAGTATTTGTCTATACCTCTCTGATCCTCTGCATGATCAACACTCTTTATTATATTACAAGTAATTTTCATACCAACACACAGTTTAAAGTCTCCGTATATATTAATGGTTAATACCGTGCCATCCATATTCTCTATATAGGAATTTGCCTTAAGGATCTCACCCTCAACTGGTGCATGGTAGTTAGACCCACCGCTGGCAGCCGAAGTGTTCAAACTCACATAAAAGTTAGTCGATTCGCGGTGCTCCTCAATGGCCCTATCATCAAACTTTAATTCACTGGGTAGCAGGCCATTCTTATTCACCTTTAACTCTTCACCGTACTTATAGGTAGTCTTATTATAGGTCTTCGTAGCGATATCCAGTGTGTGTAGTGTTCCGCTGTATGCCCCCGCCGCGACTGCTATATACTTAGACATATTCAAATCGGTTGATAACTTAAGTATCTTGGCACGAAGGTGTTTGTTATTCTCTTCTGAACCAGCTGTTGTATTCACAATAGGGCTATGGTTATACTCATGGTAGCTGTCTTTCTCAATCATATTCTCATAGGAATCAAAATGAATACCCTGCCCAAGCGTTTCATAAAAGAAAAACGGTGATCCATTATCATATGAACGCCTTGTTAACCAGTTAATTAGATACATTGGTCTCATTCGTGGGTATACACCAACAATAGTTTGTTTAGTTTCTGTATTGATTACTAACTCATCAGGGTGTATGGCTAACTCATCTGTACATATATTTTGTATCAACTGTCCTGGTACATTAGCAAACGGCTTTGATATGGTCTTCATTTGGCTTATATACGCATGCTCTGATATACATCTGAATACATATGTGGCTGTGCCTGGTTTTAGTTTAGCATACGAAGATACCTCAGCGATCCTAAACTTGTGATCATATATGTCCGATTCCCCTCCAGCTAGTCTTCTCGTGATACTGAGGTGCAGTACCTCTCCACTCACGACTTTTAGTTTTTCTAGCACATTTGCAGCATCCAATATATTGACATCTGCTTGCAATGATCCTGCATATAGGCTCTCACGTATACTGATTTGTGCACACAGGTCTGTTATATCTCGCACTTCCCCATTACTGGCAGTAAGTAATACCTCTGCCAGGTTATATGATGATGGTAATAACGCCTCTGATCCATTGGCCAGCTTACTATTGACTCTACTCATCGTTGATTATTGCCTTATATTTGTCTGCGAACTGTGTTATATACTTAGGATCTATCACTCTTATCTGTGATCTTGCCTCATTTGTGTCAAATAGATATGCTCTATTGGTACGGAATGTGAGCTCTGACATTGGCACTCCTCCATTAATGAATGGTTGCGGTGTCTGTACTCTCTTTTCAGGGTCATCTGTACGGTAATAAGAATGCGGCGCATCCAGATATTGGTATACGTCGTATGTGTTCACAGAATCTGTTGTAATTTGTCCGGTCACCTTTTCTGTTGCATTTAATGGTCCTGGTGTGGAGTTACCAATGAATGAACCGGTTATATCTTGCAGTACTAATTGATTCATATCGGCATTTTTCTTGACCAGGGTACCGGTTGCCCCACTGTTTGTACCTGTAATGGTCTCTCCTAACTGGAATCTACCTGATAGACTGTCTGTAAATCCGAAATTAACTCCTACGTCGCCAGATGGTGGTACATATGGGTTGGTTGTCATCACGACTCCGGCGAATTCCTTCTCCATATAGGCATGTAGCTTCTCTTGGCTCATAGGCCAGGCTGCAAGTCCATCATGTAAGAAGTCATTGATGACGAAGAACGTCCAATAGTATTGTGTTGTGCCATATAGGCGTTGCGATACGATGTCTGGTCTCTCCCCATTCTTGATACTATATAATGAATATGCATTGATATCATCTAGGTATGTTGATAGTGGTCTTGCAGCACGATAGATATCGACAACCTTTTGCAAGATACCATTACGATCGAAGTCGTAATTTAGCGTTGGAAACTGTTTGAAATATGCCATATTATTCTCCTCCGATCAATTCGGCGCCACGATCTACCGCACTATTAGATAGATCGGCAGTATATGCAGCAGCTTCTCCAGGGGTATCTGCCGGTGCACCAACCACTTGGCCTGCATTATCGTATCCGTCTTTGTATACAAGATCTTCACCATATAGATCGTCTCTTGTGATTGCACGTACCTCTTGAAATGTCATTGAGAGGTCTATTTCTGTTGGTGCAGCACCCAATACACCATCATTTTCATGGAATGCATTGCCTGTTGCGTTATAGTTTGCACCCATTGAGGTAAGATATGTGTCAATAATACGTGGCATATACTTATTTGGTCTACCTCCTGACATGAATTCAATACGAAATGTAGGTGGATATTCAAGTGAACCAGTGCCTCTCTCCTTTGGATACATGTATTTGCGGAATGCATTCTCAATCTTATGGGCAATAATTGACTCTTCTTTTGATACTGGTACAAGCTTAAATGCAAATTCGAATGATCTTACATTGACTCCTTCGAAGGTTGTGGCAGTATATGGATTGACTACAAGGCCTGATTTGAGCTCGAATGCAGTTGCAAGACCACCGGATACACCGCCCCCTGCCTTGAATTTGCTTGTGAGCTTTGCGACCAGGTCAGATCCGGTCTTTGATTTTGTACCGCCGGTGCCTGCTCTACCACCAAGTCTCTTATCCTGGGCAATAGAACCAATTGCACCTAGTTCTGAACTACCGTAATTCATGGTATCGCTTGTTGCCATACCAATAGGTATGAATAGATGGATGTCTGTGAATTCGCCTACTTGACCTCTTGCCATAGAAAATGACACATGAGGAAAGCCTTCTTCAGATACTTTTGACCTCAGAGTCTCAGGGAATGTTAAAATTGTGTGTGACATATGCCTTTTTACCTTTATAAATAGTAATACATTTAATAACTATAGATCTATTTATATGGCTTACAAAGGTAAATACACAGTAAAGAACAAAAAGAAATACGCAGGCGATCCTACCAAGGTGACATATCGGTCATTATGGGAGCGGAACGCATTCCGTTGGGCAGAGTCTAATCCACAGGTACGTGCATGGAACAGCGAAGAGATTGTTGTACCATATAAGTGCAAGACAGACAATAAGCTGCATAGGTATTTCGTTGATATGCTTATTGAAATGACAAATGGCGAGGTTATCCTGGTTGAAATCAAACCCAAGAAGCAAACAACTCCTCCAAAGGCTGCACGTAAGACTAAGAAGCATTTGAATGAGGTCAGCACGTATATTAAGAATACATCTAAATGGAATGCTGCACAACAATTTGCAGCGCATAAGGGATGGAAGTTTCAGATATGGACCGAAGATACTTTGCGCAATTTAGGTATCAAAGTGTTGAAAGGATAGTATAAATAGTATCATGGCAAGTTTATTCGACACATTACAAGCGCAAGCATTTAGGGCTGGAGTTGCTCCTCGTACGAAGGAAGCTCAGCAGTGGTTTCAGCGTAACGTTAAGAAGTTAGGTGATGTAAATCGCCGAAGCTTACTTAAAGATGACGCATTAGATGTAACCACTAAGCCAAAAACAGGCGATATGCTTATGTATTTCTATGATCCAAAGCATAAGGCAACACTACCATATTATGATAGATTTCCTCTTACAATCATGGTAGAACCTGCAGAAGGTGGATTCTATGGATTGAATCTACACTATCTTGCCCCTGGCGTTCGTGCAAGATTTCTTGATGAGTTAATGAAGTTAGGCCCAAAGAATATGAATGATACAACACGTTTACAGAGAATGAGGTATAAGACACTCAAGGGTGTGCAAAAATATAAAGAATTTAAGCCGTGTTTTAAGCATTACCTTATGAATCATGTAGAATCTAAAATAGTAAGAGTACCTATGACTGAATGGTCTATTGCAATATTCTTACCAACAGAACAATTTAAGAACGTTAAAGCACAATCAGTGTGGAGATACTCAAGGAAACAATACGCATCATGAACAGTATAGACAACCTTAAGGCAACAATAGCAAAGAAAGGCGGAGTTGCAATGCAAAATCGCTTTCAAGTATTCTTTACTCCACCTACTGCAAATAGTGTCAGGTCATTACTAAATAAAGAACCTAAAGTATTAGTAGGTGACCTTGCAAAGAATGCTTTAAAAGGTGGATCACCATTAAATATTATACCTGATCCACGTGATATATCAATTCTATGTGAATCGGTTAACATTCCTGGCAGACAGATTACTACAATTGATTATACTGCAGAAAAACAAACAATTAAAGTACCTTATGGTGCTATCAATGAAGATGTTACCATGTCATTCATATTAACCAATGACTATTACATGAAGAAACTATTTGATTCATGGCAGTCTGGTGCTTTTGATATGGGTAAATATAGAGCAGGATACAAGAACGATTTTACCGCTGATGTAATCATACAACAATTAAATCAGCAAAATATTCCAGTTTTCGGTGTAAAATTAGAGGGTGCATTCCCTGTCACCGTGAGCTCGATTAATTTGGATAATAATAGTGAAAATACTATCCAAAAACTGAGTGTGACTTTGAGTTACGATAATTTTGTGGCAGAAGATATAGTAGATACCGTTAAGTCGGCTGCTGGATCTATTGGCGCAGCCCTTGGAATTTAATATAATAGGAGAATATGATGGCTTTACCACAGCTAAATAATGCAAGATATGAGGTAACAATACCTTCAACAGGTCAAACGGTAACGTATAGACCATATCTGGTGAAAGAAGAAAAGATTTTAATGATGGCGATGGAGTCTAATGATAGTAAAATGATCATGAAAGCTACATCTGACGTTATTAAAGCATGTGTATACGAAGATATAAACATAGATAAATTGGCAATGTTTGACATTGAAGCATTATTTATTGCACTAAGATCTAAATCAGTAGGCGAAAGCATTGATTTAAACGTTAAATGTGATGAGTGTGATGCAAAAAATGATTTGCAGATAAGCTTTGATGATATAACGATGCCTGAAATTGATGAAGACGCTAAGATTATTATGGTGACTGATGATGTAGGTATTACATTAAGATACCCATCCTTTAAAGACATTGGATCTATGAAGCCAGGCACTGAAGAATCAATTGAAGGTGCTATGAATTTAGTAGTACAATGTATCGATAATATCTTTGATGACAATGGTGTATATGATGCAAAGAATGAAACAAAGAAAAGTTTAACTGATTTTGTAGAGTCTTTGAATAACGAACAGTTTATTAAGTTATCAGAATTCTTTCAGGATACGCCTTCATTGTCATACGACATGACTTTTGAATGTGTTTCATGTAAGCATAACAATGTACAGGAGCTCAGAGGTCTTCAAAGTTTTTTTACGTAGGCCTCTCTCATGATAGCTTAGTTAATCACTATAAGATGAACTTTGCAATGATACAGCACCATAACTGGAGCTTAACAGAATTAGATCAGATGATGCCTTGGGAACGTGAGATATATGTTACCCTATTAGGAGATTGGATCAAAGAAGAGAATGAACGAATTAAAAAGGAACAAAGGAGACAATAATGTCTGAAGAAGTAATTAAGAAGTTAGATCATCCCGCTGATACCAACGGTGATGGCAAAGTATCTGACGAAGAACATGATATGTATCTTGATGCAAAGCGTAAAGAGCTTGAAGATGCAGATGCAATGCGTGATGCTCAAAGAAATATGACATGGTTTGCATTGTTTGGATTAATACTATACCCATTTGCGGTTGTTGTAGCATCGCTTGTAGGGCTTGATGAAGCGGCCAAGACTTTAGGGTCTATGGCACCTACATATTTTGTTGCAGTTGCTGGTATTGTTGCAGCGTTCTTTGGCACTCAGGCAATGGGTAAAAAATAAGGATAAGACATGGCAGAAGATAGCGGATTGACCCCAAATAGTTCTAATACACAAGAAAGAACACTCCTTGATGTTGTAAACGAGTTAAAAGAGCTTAACCAAGCTACGCAAGTCGCTCAAGACTCTGCAACATATACTCAAGATCTAAGAGATTATGTCACAAGTCAAGGTGATAACCTATCTTCACGTCAATTAACGGCCATTAATGATCTCATCTCTGCTATTAGTGCAGGTGAATTAGATCAAATGGAAGCTGATAAAGAACGTGTTGCAAGAAACGAAGAGCGTAACGATCTATTAGAATCTATTGCCAAGTATACTAGCTTAAGTCTTGATCAATTGCGTGAAGAGTTTGGTGGTAAAGATCGTGGTATTATCATGGGAATGCTTATAAATGCAGCCATTAGAGGTGCAATTATTGGTGTGATGAAAGGTATCTACGATTCATATAAGTTTTTAGGCAAAGGTTTTCTTGCTGTAGGTAAGGGTATTGGTAAATTCTTAAGACTTGATAAGTTTTATAAAGCAATGTCAACATCGGTATCTAGCGCCATGAAGTCTGCTGTTGCAAACATTAAAGGTATGTTTGGCGGTGGTGGTAAGCCTGGCATGATGGGTAAAATGATTAATGCCGTAAAGGTTGGTATAACAAAGATGATGCCGTTCATAAAGGATCTTGGCACGTTAGTTAAAACTATTGCAACAAATCTTAAAGCAATAACAGTAGGTGTTGGTGGTTTCTTTGCAGGAGCTATGGGATCTCTTAAAGCTCTTACGAGTCTAAACTTTAAGCCTACAATGTTGTCTAAACCATTCATTGCTGCATCTAAGTTAATGGGTAGATTCTTTGCTCCTTTAAAAGACTTTACACAATTGTTTGCTAGAGTGTTCGAGCCAATGATTAAAAATTTAAACGCTGCCGGCAAATCGACAAAAAGTGCATCTAAAGGTGTACAGACACTAGGTACTACTATAGTTAACTTCTTTAAAGCGCTTAAACCTGTTAAAACTGCATTTGGTGTACTTGGTAAGGTAGCGGCAGCATTCTCTGGTATTGGTAGAGTGTTTGGTAGGTTATTCTTGCCAATTACTATCATCATGGGTATTTTTGATGGTCTGAAAGGTGCAAATAAAGAGATGGAAAAGTATAAAGACGCTGGATTCTTCTCTAAGTTATTTGCAGGTACTATGGGATTCTTGAGCGGTGTGCTTCAAGGTCTTATTGGTATACCACTTGATCTATTAAAGAGTCTTGTTGGTTGGATTGCAGGTAAGCTTGGTTTCGAAGGTGTTCAAGAATTCTTAAGTAACTTCTCATTTGCTGATAGTATAGGTCAATTGTTTAGTGCTATTATCGGTGGTGTTATGGGATTTGTGCAAAGTATCAAAGATACTATTGCTGATATCGGTATTATGGGTATGGTACAAAACCTTGCTCTTGATTTATTAAAGATATTTAAGAAGATTGCATTATTTCCAACCGCAGTCGCTGCTGGTGCAGTTAAAGGATTAGCTGCTGCATGGCCAGGCGGTAAAACTCCTGGTGAAGCTTTCATGGAAGGATTCAATAAAGTATTTACTCTGGGTGATGCCAAGATAGATGCAATGAAAGTACAAGGTGATGGTATGACCGAATCAGGTGAAGAGATTAAAGCTACATCAGAAGAAAATGCAGCGGGACAAGCATCTCTTGCCTCAAGAGCTGCTGAAGCAGGTGGTAATCTCGTAGATGCATCTAAAAATGCTGTAACTAACGTCGGTGATACTATCATTCAAACTATCTCACCAAACGATAATACTGCTGCTACTGTCGCTGGTCCATACGGATAAAAAAAGGGACCCGAAGGTCCCTTAAAAATCGCCATTTTGCCCGCGCTCTTCCCGAGCGCTTTTTAAGACATGCATGGTCTTTTTATTATCTCCTGTTTAGTATATATTGCTAAACAAT